AGATACGAGAGATTAGAAAGCAAAGAACAGATGGAATGCCATCATCATTCGCATTTGAAAATAAGTACCAAGAGTATTATATTTTCAACGAAAGAGGAATACATCCAACTGCTACATCTAACGCAGGTGGATTAAGAATAGCAACAGATGCTATTTCTTATTGTCCGTCAGGATTAGTAGACCAGACTCATAATCAGGTCTTATCTTATTTACACAAAGCAATTAAACCAGTAAATCAATTAAGAATGATTGAAGACGCTGTTGTTATTTACAGAATTGCTCGTGCACCTGAAAGAAGAATATTCTATATTGATGTAGGTAACTTACCTAAGATCAAAGCTGAACAATATTTGAGAGATGTTATGGCTAGATATAGAAACAAACTTGTGTATGACGCAAGTACAGGTGAAATTAAAGATGATAGAAATCAAATGAGTATGTTAGAAGACTTTTGGTTACCTCGTAGAGAAGGTGGGAGAGGAACTGAAATTACTACATTACCAGGTGGTCAAAACTTAGGTGAGATACAGGATATAGAATACTTCCAAAAGAAACTATATCGTTCTCTTAATATACCTATTAGTAGATTAGAAGGTGGTCAAGGTTTTAATCTTGGTCGAGCTGCAGAAATTAGTAGAGATGAAGTTAAGTTTACTAAATTTGTAGGTCGTTTAAGAAAGAAATTCTGTATGTTATTCCATGATCTTTTAAAAACTCAATTAATTTTAAAAGGTATCATTGCACCAGAAGAATGGGATTCAATGATGGGAGACATTACATATACTTTCTTACAAGATGGATACTTTGCTGAATTAAAACACAGCGAAATGATGAGAGAAAGGGTACAATTGGCTCAACAACTAGAAGGGTATGTTGGTAAATATTTTTCTAACGAATATATAAGAACCAAAATATTAAAACAAAATGAACAAGAACAAGAAGAAATCGACAAACAAATTGAAGAAGAAGGTGCTGAAGCTCAGCCCGAAGAAACACCAACCATTACGCCTAACCAAGAAACGAATGGTAGTGAAAAAGAAAAATCAACATTAGGAGATAAATAATGAGTAAAGAAAATATTAATAAATTTGTTAATTCATTACAGACAGGTGACAATACTCAAGCAGGAGAGGATTTAAAAAATGCTCTTGCTGATAAAGTTAGTTCTGCCTTAGATGATGCTAAAACTGATGTGGCGAGATCAATGTTTACAGGACAAGTTGGTGCTGATGCACCAGAAGCTAATCCTTTTTCTGGTAATGACATTGAAGCTGAAACTCCTGCACCAGAGGTAGCAAGTGATGAAGTGGCTCAGTAAATTTATATCAGATAATATTACTGAAGCAAACGATTACAAACGTACTCGACAATACAATAAACTTACGCCTAAAATGAAGCGTGCTGTAGATATGGTTTTTAGAGCTGCAGACAAAGACGCTGATGTCATTGCAAACTTTGAAAAAAATGTAGATACAGCTGCAAAACAACATGGTGTAAGCAAACAAGATTTAATGAACTACTTTGATAAAGAAACATTAACAATTTTAAGGAAGTAATATGGCGTGGGTAACAGTACCAGGTACAAACGGTATATGGGAATACGAAAATACTGCTACAATAGTAAATACGTATCCTGATTCAGCTGATGGTGCAAACTCAACTATCACTAGTGGTATTAGAAGTTGGGTAAGACCTGGAACTAGTGAAACATTGCAATGTTATATTAGATGTAGAACAGTTGCAGATTCAGTTGAAAGAGGAGAGTTATACAAAGGATATTATGATCAACAATTTTCATCTGGTGGTGGATTAGATACTATTGAAGATTCCGTATCAGACGCAGCTACAACTCTACAAATTTGGTTTGACGCTTCTTCAGGTGGACAATTTATACCTTCAGTTTTAGATGGTGATACATTTACACAATGGACGGATAAGTCAAATTTTGCTCATAATGCTAATCCAACTGGCGGCGCAACAACAAGACCTACATTTAGAACAGCAGTACAAAATGCTAAATCTATTGTAAGATTTGACGGAACAAATGATTGTTTAAGTATTAATCCTATTGCGTGGGCTCAAAGTTTAGCAGGTATGACAGTTATTACTGTATCTAAATTTTCTAGTACATCTGGCACACAAACATTAACTACAAGTGACCAAGATGATATGGGTATTTTTATTGATACAAATTATAAAGTAACAATGGCAGGTGCAAGTGCTGATAGTAGCACAGCAGCTGATACAAGTTATCATATTCACACTTTAAAATTTGATGGTGCAGGTGTTGGAAACGCAGCTAGATTAATTTATAGATTAGATGGTACAGCTAAAACTTTAACTTTTACAGGTACGGTTGGTGCAACTACAAGTGCTTCAAATGGAACAATCTTTTTAGGATGTGATGACAGCGCTGAATTTATGAATGGTGATGTTGCAGAATATTTAATATTTAATAAAGCATTATCAAATTCAGAAATGACAAATGTTGAAACATATTTAACAACAAAATGGGGATTATAAAAAAATGGCTGATACAGTATCAACACAAGTATTAACAGACACAACAGGCGTAAAATACGCTGTTAAAATGACTAACTATTCTGATGGTACAGGAGAGAATTTAGTTAGAAAAATAGACGCTTCAAATACAACTTTTATGACTACTGATGGAAATAGAAAAATATCAAAGATATTTTGGTCAGTAAATACAGCAAATGCAAAGTCAGCTGTAGAGATAATTTGGGAAGGTGCAACAAATGCTACCGCAGTTTCTTTATCAGGTCAAGGTTTTTGGGACCTAAGAGCAGACGGAAACGAGATTTTAAACAATGCAACAACACCTACAGGTGATGTTTTATTATCTACAAAGAATTTTGCAAATGGTGATAATTATACAATTTTAGTGGTTTTCAGATAGCAATTTGTATAAATATTAGAGAGAAATTAGAGATAGATACAAATGAAGTTAATTACCGAAGAAATAGAACAAGCAGAATATATTGTTGAAGAAGCCGCAAATGGAAAGAAAAACTATTCCATTAAAGGTATCTTTATGCAATCTGACGTGAAAAATAGGAATGGAAGAGTCTATCCTAAAGAAATACTACAAAAAGAAGTATTACGATATAATAGAGAGTTCATAGAAAAGAAAAGAGCATTTGGCGAACTTGGTCATCCTGATGGCCCGACAGTAAATTTAGAAAGAGTATCGCACATGATTAATGCTCTATATCCAGAAGGCAGTAATTTTATAGGCGAAGCACGAGTACTCGATACCCCATATGGAAAAATAGTGAAAAGTTTAATTGATGAGGGTGCAAGACTTGGAGTTTCAAGTAGAGGAATGGGCACACTTGCAAATGTAGGTGGTGCTAACGTAGTCAAAGACGATTTTTACCTTGCAACCGCAGCTGATATAGTTGCAGACCCTAGCGCTCCAGACGCTTTCGTAGAAGGCATTATGGAAGGCAAAGAGTGGGTTTGGGATAATGGGATTTTGAAAGAAGCAGAGGTTAGAGAATTAAAGTTACAAGCAGAGAGTAAAGAAAGAATTGCTAGAGCAGAGAAAAATGCTAAAGTATTTGAATCTTTTCTTAAAAAACTGTAATTTTATAAATAGTAATTGACACTTTCCGATAGGAGTAGTGTATTTATTGCAATAATTAACAAGTAACCATTATGGGAGAAACAACAATGGCTGATAATACTGTGGCAGATTTGCCAAAGAAAAACGCAGCTCCAGCTGAACCCGCTAAATCGCTACAAGCGACTGTACAACAAGTAATGACAAAAGCAATTACTTCACCTACAGATGCTAAAATAGATTTCGCACAAGGCGTTAACCACATTACTGGTGACGCACACCAAAAAAGTGCAGGTCAAGCTGATGCTATGCAATCTCTAAAAGCAAGTGCTGAGAAATCTGATGATAAAGAAGAAATCAAAGCTGCTTACGAAGCTGACGAGAAAAAAGACGAAAAAGAAAAAGAAGATATGAAAGAGGCAGAACACGCTGATAAAAAAGATGATGAGAAAAAAGATGTGAAAGAAGGTGAGATGCCCGCTGGTCTTAAAAAATACCTAGATAAAAAGAATGGTAAAGAAGACGAGAAATCTGAAGAAAAAGAAGACAAGAAAGACGTTAAAGAATCTGAGTCAAAAGAAGATGAAAAGAAAAAAGAAGAGTCTTATGATGACAAGAAAAAAGACGTTAAAGAAGCAGAAGAAAAAGAAGATGAGAAAGAAGTGAAAAAAGAAATGTCTGCTAAAGATAAAGTAAAAGACATGGATATGAAAGAAGATGTTGCTGCTCTAACTGATGGTGAAGAACTATCGGAAGAGTTTAAACAAAAAGCTTCTACTATCTTTGAAGCTGCTGTTAAAGCAAAACTTGTTGAAGAAATAGAAAATTTAGAAAGCGAATACGAAACTAAAGTTGACGAAAAAGTTTCTGAAGTAAAAGAAGAAATCGTTGACAAAGTTGACGCTTATCTAAACTATGTTGTCGAGGAGTGGATGAAAGAAAACGAATTGGCAATAGAAAAAGGCTTAAGAAATGAGATTACTGAAGATTTTATCGGTGGTCTTAAATCTTTATTTGAATCTCACTACATCAATGTTCCACAAGAGAAGTATGATGTAATTGAGAATCAAGCTGCTGAGATAGAAAAGTTAAAAGAAGAAGTTAACAAAACTATCGAAAAAAACGTTGAGTTAAATTCAAAACTTGCAGAATCTACAAGAGAAGAAGTTATAAATGATGTATCATCTGATCTTGTTGCAACTGAAGTTGAGAAACTTAAAGGTTTAGCAGAGAGTATTGAATATAAAGACGCTGACAGTTTTAGAAAAAGTGTAGAAACTTTAAAAAATTCTTACTTCCCTAAAGCAAAAGCGAGTGATAACGAATCTAATGAAGTAGCAGAAAACAATGCTGGTTTAGACTTGTCTGAATCAATGGCTGCATATACTGCTGCAATTAGTAAAACAAAGAAAAATCCTTACTTAAAGTAAGGGTTAGTTAACTAACTAAAGAAGGAGAGATAGAAAAATGTTTTTATCTGAATCAATACAACAAAAGTGGCAGCCCGTTTTAGAACATCCTGATCTTCCAAAGATCGAGGGTGCTTATAAAAGAGCCGTTACTTCAATGGTATTAGAAAACCAAGAAAAAGCGTTAAAAGAAGATGCTGCTTTCTTATCGGAAGCTGCGCCTACTAACGCAACTGGTGCTAATATTAACAATTGGAACCCTATTTTAATTAGCTTAGTAAGAAGATCAATGCCTAACCTTATCGCTTACGATATTGCAGGCGTTCAACCAATGTCAGGCCCTACAGGCTTGATATTTGCTATGAGAAGCAGATATGCATCTCAAACTGGTGGTGAAGCTCTTTTTGACGAAGCTGATACAGACTTCAGTGGTAGAAATGCTGCTGGTTCATCTGTTGCAAATAAAACAGGAGTTGCACAATCTGGAACTAACCCATCTGTACTTAACGACACACCTGCGGGTGCATACACAAGTGGATCAGCAATGACTACTGACTATGCAGAAGCATTAGGTGATGCCTCTGGTAATGCGTTTGCTGAAATGGCATTCTCAATTGAGAAATCAACTGTGACTGCTAAATCAAGAGCGCTTAAAGCAGAGTACACTATGGAGTTAGCTCAAGACCTTAAAGCAATTCACGGCTTAGATGCTGAAACTGAATTATCAAACATCTTATCTGCTGAAATCCTTGCGGAAATCAATAGAGAAGTTGTAAGAACAGTTTACAGAACTGCTGAAGTAGGTGCTGCTGATAACGACAATTCAAATACTGCAATCAACACAACAACAGCTGGTATCTTCGATTTAGATACTGACTCAAACGGAAGATGGTCTGTAGAGAGATTTAAAGGCCTAATGTTCCAATTAGAGAGAGATGCTAACACAATCGCTCAAAGAACGAGAAGAGGAAAAGGTAACATGATTATCTGTTCTTCAGATGTTGCCTCTGCTTTACAAATGGCTGGTGTGTTAGATTACACTCCTGCGTTAAACAACAACTTAAACGTTGACGATACTGGTAATACTTTTGCTGGTGTATTAAACGGTAAGTATAGAGTTTACATTGATCCATATGCGGCTAATTTAGCTTCAAATGCGTCACCGACTAAACAATACTACGTTGTTGGTTACAAAGGAACTTCACCGTATGATGCTGGTATTTTCTACTGCCCATATGTACCACTACAAATGGTAAGAGCAGTTGGCCAAGACAGCTTCCAACCAAAAATTGGATTTAAGACAAGATATGGTCTTGTTGCAAACCCATTTGCTGGTGCTGGATCAGGTGACTCAATCACTGCTGACGGTGTTGGTAATGCAAACGCTAACAGATACTACAGACGTGTTCAAGTAACGAACATTATGTAATATCTCGTTGAGATACATATTTAAAAG